CTCTCATGAATTAAAGTAAATAAGTTCTGGTAAACCAGATGATACTTACCTATTACATTAACGAAACCTCCCAATTGGATCCCAGTTACTTCTATACCATCAATAAAGACTCTTTTTGCGAATTCGTACATATTATATGAAATATTTGATTTTGGAATGGAAATTCCAACATCAAGTTCTTTCATATATTCAAGGTATAACTTAGCAACCGCATCATGCCAGATAACAATATCATCACCAAGAATTTGGTAATAGTATTGATCTAGCTTCAATTCTTTGTGAATAACAAAGAGAATGAAATGATGTGTAATTGTAAATGTAGACCAAGAAGAATATGCACCCATAGGTTGACCAGCTGCATAAGAAACAAATTTTGCTTCCTTTTCAGTTGACTCCCATGGAACAACAAATTCGAAAGAAGTTAATATCATTCTCCATCGAGTAGCCAGATCCTCTCCAAACATGTGTTTCACTAAAAGCTCTTGAAGAGCCATAGGGAACCTGTCTGTAGCGGCTGACAAATCGAAAGAATAATATTTATGTCCTATTGGAGGTACAGGTAGTATAGGATCCTGAGTAAAAGTTCTATCTGTGGGTATTCGTTTCAAGAAATTGAAATGAATGTCGTGAATCTGTCTTAAAAATGACTGACTCCAGTAATCAAAGATAGCGATAATTCGCGCTTTGGCTTCAGGATCATTCACGATTGATAGTTTTCTCACATACCCATTCATGGTTTGAGATCTGAATTGATCGAACCAAGTTGAAGATAAGATAGATTTTCTTTTGAAGACATTAGTCTCCTTAGAATTAGCTTTCTTAATTTCAGCATTGGATCTTTCAAATTTAGGCCACAAATTCTGAACAAGATGGTAGAATTTAACTCGAGAGGGTTCAAGTAAATCTCCATACTCCTTCAAAGTAAATTTAATATTGGTACCATCTAAGATGTTTCTCAACATCGGTGGCATACATACTAAATCGAATAGAGCAGTCCGGGATGCAGAACCGTTTGGTCCAGATTTTGGACTAAATCTCATACTATCCTTATTGAACCAATGTGGAATTTTATAATTCCAATTAAATTCTTTAAGGAAACTATCCATATGGAATTCTAATCCTTTGATAAAGGTAGAATTAGCATTAGATGGTTTTGTTATAGTAGAAAGATCCGGTTTCTTCATACCAGGTAATAACCTTGATATAGAAAGAAGAGTCAAGATGAACCTAATTTCTTGTGGTTTCCCACTAGTTATTAAATGACTAAAGTCATTGAACGCTTTAGGAAGACCTGTATTTCTGTTAATTCCAATTATTTGTTTAACCTCTTTTTGAGGATTACCAGATAAATAGGAAAATAACAGCTGTCGCATCATTTTTACATGAGCGATGGTCCATACAGATCCATTAGATTTTTCCCATTTTTCGACTTGGTTTAACCAAGATCTAGGCGTTGCCGCTGGATAGGTACGGACCTGGTTCCGGAATATTAACCTGATTCCCTTTCACCGAATCGAGCTGGTGCCCGAATTATCAAATAGCCTTCGCTATCGG